ACAAAGGTGGCCTGATTGTTGTCCAATGCTGCACTAACTACACCGACAGCATGGGTCTCTAGGAAAGGTTCCAGCACACTTTCAGCGGTCTGGATGACATCATCAAGCATCGTGTCAGGGTACAGGTCGCCTACACCTAAAGCAGTTTTCAGCTCGGTGATGGTTACGTATGCCATGATGACTCCTCGATGATGGTGTTAAAGGGGGCTGGCAGGACCAACCAGCCCCCCTCAACGATTGGTGCTAGGAAAGGTTGAAGCGGCGAACGCCCGTAGCCTTCTTAACAGCGATACCCATGTAGCCGTAAAGACCAATCTGGACTTCGCCTGTGCCGATGACGTTGACCTGCAAGCGAGTTGCTGGTGATTCGTAAACGGTTACGGCTTCTGGAACAACCAAGAATGCAGACTCATCGATAACACCTGATGTGGTGATGTTCGGATCTACGTAAAGGTTGGTGCCAAGTACGTTGCCAGTGATGGACGATACTGCAGCGTTACCTGATGCATTCTGTGGTGCAACAGCGTTGTAAAGTGCACGACCACTGCTGTCAGCGTAGCCAAGGATTGCAGCCCACTGATCTGTGCTTGCAACAAGGTTACGAGCGTACTCGCTGGTGCCCTTGAATGCAGCTGCACCTTCAACAGCGATGAATGACTGTAGGCCTGCAGCAGAAGCAGCGACACCAGTTGCAGCGGTACCGGATGCAGTGAATGCAGCGATAACAGCGTTGTCTGTTGCCTTGGCGTAAGCCTTACCCATTTCTGAGATGAGAGCATCGTAGAACGCTGGGTTAGAGCGGTCTAGAAGTTCGAACGACACAGTGTTCTGTGAAGCGTACTTCTTGATGTCCACAGTGAGGTACGTGCTGGTCATGCCAGTGTTGCTGAATGTTGCAGCCTCAGTAGCAACTGCAGCGGTTGGTGCAGTACCCATGACTGGAATCGTGAACGATAGACCAGATGATGGAAGTGTGCCACGTGAACAAGCGTCAACTGCTGGACGGCCACCGAACGTGCTGGTGATGAAAGCATTTGCATGCTCGGGCAAAGTGAGGCCCGTGTTTGTTGAAGTGCTGTCATTAGCAGCTGCAACATACTGTGCACTTTCAGAGTTACCCTGTGCAGCAAGGATGCTGTGCTCAAGGTAAGAAGCAGCGTTCACGATTGGTGATCGTGGTGCTGTGGTGAATACAGGAGCAGCAGCGGTAACCGTTCGAGATGCCTCGACAGGTGCTGCCACTTCCTCTACAACTTCAGCCTCTACGGCTTCGGTGTTTTCGGACATGTCAATCTCCTCGATTGATTTGGTTTCAGTATCAGCGGACGCTGCTACCTGTGAGACCTTGGCAGACTCAAACGCTGGGTCGGTTACCAAGGAAACTTCAATTAGGTTGGCTGACAGGACATGTAAGCCATCCTTCTTCTGAATGCTGTCAGTGATGCTTGCACCAACTGAAAGTCCGTCACGTAGCCCCTGTGAGGCTTCAACAAGGCTGTCAGTGCCTGCAGAGGTCTGTGCAACCTTGAATGTGGCGTTGATGCCTGCATCCGTGGTCTGGAATGATTCCATACGACCAATGGGACGGGTGCCATCATGCTGCAACAGCAACTTCACGGATGCTGGGTCGACAGTTAGTGATCCAGCTTCAAAGATGACCGGGCCGATTGATGTGGCACCAATCTCACCAAAGGGCACAATCTGGCCAGTGATGGTCCGACCCTCTTGGGATGCTGCAGTGATTTGGCTAGCAAACCTAACTACTAGTTCAGGCTGACTCATTGGAACCTCCAGACGGTGCAATGGCTGTTGATGGTGCATAGTCCACCATGTCTCGGGCTTCATCAACAGTGATGATGCCTGCTTGGGTAAGTTTGATGGCGATGTCTGCTTGGTCTGCTGGGTTACCTCGTAGGAAGTCGTCGAGGTCAAACTTTACGTACTGGCCTCGAGGTGTCACATCGTCCATGCTGAGACGATCCTCAATGCAAGTGATGATTGGCCGTAGACCAAAGTCAACTAGGCTACGGCGTTCTGCAGATACGTTGCTGTAGGTGCTGGATGCTGATTCAGCGTTTAGGTACCATGCCGGGATGCCCATGAGGCGAGCCACTTCACTAGCTGCATGACTACGGGCTTCAACAAGTTGCATCTGAGCCGAGTCAAACCCGAGTGTTTGCAGTTTGATTGGACCCTCGGTGTAGGCGGTTGAACGGTCACGGCGTGCCTGCTTAAACGATGCTAGAAGTTTGGCTACAGAATCGCCATCAAGATTCATGCCCTCATTGTTGAGAACCATCTGTGGGACGGGCTCGGATGCCATACGGTAGGCGGCGGCTTCAAGCTCGATGGCGGTCTGAATGGTTCGGCCTGCACGGGATAACACACCCTCGTCCCAGCCTTGGAACACAATCAGGGAACCAAGACCATCGTTTGGTAGCAAAGTGCCATCGATGTTGTACGACTCAATGATGGAACGGTCTGTGGCTAGATTGTATGAAACTCGGGTTGGGTTGATTCGGCGTAACTTGTATGGACGGCCATCAGCAGGCGAAACATCCATAACTTGCAGGTAGCCGACACCATAGAACAGTAGATCCTCAGCGAGCCAAGTAATCGTCACTGCCCGGGGTACTGCTGGGTCAGGCTGGTCAATAACCTTTCGGCGTGAAATCTCTTGGTCTTGGCTGTTGAACTCACACAGCGGAATGGTGCCGATGGTGCCTGCCAGCACGTTACGTGCACGGGCTACAGCTGGAACACTCATGGCAGATTCACGAGTTACATAAACCGAGCCCAAGTTATCGAACGGCATACCGTAGGAGCCGTATGATGGCGGGGTGTAGGGCAAAACGGCTGCAGTAACGGTTGGCACATACTCAGGTGATGGCTCACCAGTATTTAGCCTCATAGCGTTGAGAATCCCCACAGGAACACCCTAGCAGATGGGTCGAACATTTGTTCGACTATTTGACCTTTAGTGAGGTCTTATCCACACTGATTGATTTGCAGCAGTCGGCGTAGGATTCACAGTCTTGGGTCGGGCAACCGCTACGACAGGCCATCATCGATTTCCGTAATTTCAATAATGTTGTTTAGTGGATGGTCGTGTGTTTCGTCACACGGCTCACAAAGGCCACCAAGACCGTAAAGAATAGAAATGCTCATGCAGACCTCACAACCCAAACATAACCATCGGCAGCATTAACTTGTATTGCAGTTGAAACAGTAAATGATGATGGCAAAGCACCAGTGACACCTGTCTGGGTAAAGCCAAAAGCTGCAGCGTGATCCTGTGATGTATTTCCCACGTTTCCACCTAGCCATAAATTAGATGGCACTCGGGTTATTGCTCCTGTTACTGGTGTTCCTTGAGCAGTGGCAGATAACCAATACGGAGTATTTGCCGTCAGTGTTTGATTTACAGTAATAGTTGCATAAGAACTCGATGTTGTTGTTGCAGCAGTGCCAGCATCAAGCAAAACAGTTCCCGGTCTGCCATTGTTATCGTTTCGAATACCTAAACGAACAACAGCACCAGCAGAGCCACCAGTTTGAACAAAAATGCTTAATCTATCTAAAGTCACATCGTAAGGGAACTGAATAATCTGGCAAAACTCTCTACCTTGTGCACGAGCCGCTGCCGGTGTACTACTTGAGTTGCTGAAAGAAATCCAGTCAGCAGAAGTCACTTTAGCCAACACCATAGATGCAGCAGCAGCCGGTTTCTTGCCAGCCAAATCGGTTGTCAAGTTTGTCACTTGAGATTGAGCAATTGTTGGAATGTCACCAGCAACTAAGGTGGTGCCAGACGATACACGACCAAACGTGTCAGTAGTTACCTTTGTGTAAGTGCCAGCCGTGCCAGCGGTAGCCAAACCCAACTGGGCAGAAGTAGAAGTGCCAGTGTTGGTAAGTTCACCAGCATCAACACCTACAACACCCGATGCACCCTGTGGACCCGTATTGCCCGTATCGCCTTTTGGGCCAGTGTCACCAGTATCACCCTTTACACCTTGAGAACCCGTAGCACCTGTGGCTCCAGTAGCACCTTGGGGAATGGTGAAATCAAAAACGGCAGCAGATGAACTGCCAGAGTTAGTAACAGTTGCACTAGATCCTGCAGCACCAGTAGTTGTTGTGCCTGCAGCGATTGTTGCAGCTGCACCAGCAGAACCCGTTGCACCAGTAGCACCAGTTGCACCAGTTGCTCCACGTGTACCAATGATTGAAACTACAGCAGCACCCAAAGTTCCAGAGCCAGCCGTTTCCTGTGACGAAATAACCAAACTGGTTCCAGAATACGAAATGATGTACCCAGCCATGTATCTTGCAGGGTTAGCCGTAGCAGCCACACGAACATACTGGCCGACAGCAAATGCACATCCAGAATCAACTACAAAAGTCCTAGTTCCTATTGCAATAGTTACTGCTGGTAATGCTGGAACAGCAGACGACATCTTAGGCTCGGGTCCCTGACCACCCTGTGGGCCAGCAACCTCAACCTCAATGTTGACAGTCTGGGTGGTGGTAGCAATCGTGACATCATCATCAAACCCAACCGTAACCGTGGTGGGTTCAACAGTAGTGATCACAGTAGCCACTAAACGGTCACCTGACCATCAAACTGTAGTTTGCCCTCGAGCACACGATAGGTGACAGAGCCATTTGTAACTTCAAGATCATACAAGTAAGACCCCGGGGTAACGGCACCAGTTAGTGCCGAGCTCATCACCAAGGCAATGGTCCCTGCACTTCCCCCTAACGTAATGCCGCTACCCGAGGTCAGGGTAAGAACACTATCAGAGTTCAGGAACTCTTTCACCTGCAACTTGGCTGTGTAACCAGTCCAGTTAACTGCAGTGCCATCAATCGTCCACGTAAAGGTCTTATCCCAAGTGGCCCCACAATAAATTGTGGTGTTGTAAGTACCGGGCTGAATCATACGGCTATCATACAGCAACCGTTACCACAGTTTTGGGCATCTCAGCATTACCCACAGCCATAACCATCGCCACAGCTGCAGGAATCGAACCCGAGGTCTTACGGGCAATCCGCCAACCACCATCAGATGCAGGCCGTCTTGAGCATGCAGCTAACTGGGCCTTTAGTTCAGGCTGACCCACATGATGTAACCGTTTTGATTGAATAGCCGTCATCGTAATGTCACACAAGGTTGGGAACACTGCACCACTCCAAGGGGTCGGGTCAGTGTGAACGCCTGCTCGCTTCAAATGGGCTGCAACATGCTCCCCGGCTCGAGGATCATAAGCCACAGAACGGGTCTTGTAACGCCTCACCACCGATGCAATCTCGGATGCTAGTTCTAGTTCATTCAACGGCTCGTCACGTTCCCACGAGTGGCTGTACACGTTTAATCCAGTCTCTGTGACCTGTGCAGATACCAAGAAGCAAGATGTTCGGTTAAAGTCAAGGTCAAACGCCATGTATGTCGGTAGGTCTGGACTCATCACCAGTGTTCGGTCTAGGCCAGCATCCCAATTAGCCAGGTTGAATGGGCAGTCCGTTGCATCAACCCACTGGCACAACATCTCGGTTCTTACAATGTCTGGGTGGTCACGTGCAACCGAATCCTCAAGCGATTCAATCTGAACCGTGTGACCAAGTGCAGGGTTTGCTGCCTGCCAAGCACTAACGTCAGTAATTTTGCAATGGGGTTCAGCCGACCACTCCCACCAGCCCAATCGAGGTGAGTTGTCACCAAGTGCTCGGGATCGTAAATCATTAAGCACAGTGCTGTCTGCTGTCCCAGCGTTCGAGGTGACCCAAGTTTGAGCATTCGGGCGTGCACGGGTGGTCGGTGCAGCTGCAGCCCAAACGGCCTCCCCAATCTCACGGAGCTCATCAATGTATAGAAAATCAGCACTGGCACCACGAGCACCGTCAGCGGTAGCAGCAAGAATGTGATAACGACGAACCCGTTGACATCCCGGGGGACATCCCTCTGGGTAATGCTCACACCATACTTCGATACCTTCGTTTCCATTAGTTCTACTGATCCTTTTCACTCGGCGTTTCATCCACGGAGTGGACTCGATAATGTCAACAACTTTCCACAAGGCATCCAAAGACAATCGGCGGTTCTGAGCCATTGCATAAGCCTGACCCTCACCAAAGATAAACAGGCCTGCAAGAATCCTCATACGTACAAGATGACTCTTTCCGGACTGGCGGGCAACGAGCACCCCACAAGTAGTCCTGACCCACTTACCCTCTTTATCAACTACTAGTGCTTGGTCCAGAACGTGTTTTTGCCACTCCATCAGTGGGATTCCCACGCTTTCGGCTAGTTCCGCCACCAGCGGTCCCAGTGTCTGCCCTTTTACGGGGCTTGACTGGAGGCGGGGTTTTGATGAGCCGTAGATACGTTTCGGCGAAGTCTTTGCCATGATCAATGTCCTCAATCTTTGGGGTAGAAGCCACATTACGGCTCTTAGGTGTCAACAACAATGCATCCATCAAGTTTGCATGTCGAGCTAGTAACTGGGCTAAGTCTGCAGTATCGCCAGCATCAAACTTAGCATCAAGAAGCATGGATAACCGATACAGAACAGCGACAGCACCAGCATCAACAGCACTGAGATGGCCACCATTATTAGAAACAGCAATTTGAACATTATTAAGAATATTTTTGTCATTCACGATCTAATCCTGCCTCTGGTGGTCCCAATTTTCTCATCGGGGAATAAATGGCTCCTGCAGGCGGGCGTGTCCGCTCGCCCTCAAAAAAACGCTTACGTGGCAAGACTCTATCGCCTTTGCTCGAGTTGCACCTTTGACACGCTGCCACAAGGTTACTCTCATCATTAGTGCCACCCTTAGACCTAGGTACTACATGGTCTGCAGTTGTAGCTGTGCCACCACAGTAGTGACACTCATAACCGTCTCTCATCAAGATGGCATCACGTGTCTTACGCCATGCCCTCGTACCTATCTGTGATTCTGACATTCGCCACTCCATGATTGTTCTTGAACCTTTACTCTGATTGCACGGCAAGCAAGCCCCAACGATGTTGCCTATGCTGTGCTGGCCACCTCGACCAACAGGTACTACATGATCTATGGACTCTGCTCCGTTGTAACAATAGAAGCACATCCCAGTCAGCAACTTCACCCATTCATCCATGCTGATGTGTTTAATCACCAGATTTGGATACCGGTCTTTCAAGTCGTATCCCTTCGCTTTCTTTCTTATCTGTTCTCTTTTTCTGTTCTTATGCCGCCATCTAGTTTTGTAAACCAAATGCATGTCATGATTGGAATGGTTTGTTGAACCACATTCATCACAAGGCTTCCGAGGCACCATTCCTCCTTAACTCTCTTAACTTTACTCGGCACATTAGACACTTGAGACGTTCACTCATGGACTTCTGTAGTTGATCTTCAAGTATCCGGATACTTCTTGTTTGTCTGTTGATGATGAATTGTTGCTCTTGTATTTGGTGTTCAAGCTGTGCAAACTTCTTTGCTGTTGATGTTGGTATCACTGGTTTGACTCCTGTCTTGATTGGCTTAGTGGGCAGGGAATGGCTACAAGTAGCAGCCAAATCCTGTCCGTCATGGGTGAGCGGTACTGGTGTATGGATCCTTACGGATAGTCACGCCATTTATGAATACTGTCTTGTAGTGCAATGCATGGTGACTCGGTTATGCATCACAGTGCTTCATTCTCCCTGCCTTGATTGTGTGTGGGATGGGGTTGCATGGTTTAGTCCGTCCATGCCGAGGTAACGCCCTCAGACGGCGGTTTAGCCTGTTGGTTAGCAGGCCAGCGGTTTGAGTCACGCCCTGACGTTTACAAAAGGTTCTGACTGGCGGTTGCATCCCTGCTGGGTTCTCCTCAGATTCCAGCGGTCCGCCAGTCAGAAGTTTAGAATGGTACTTCGTCTGACTGGGGCAAGTTTAGGCCCCATGGATCTACTGATGCCGGTGGGGTGTCTCGTTTAATCTTTTCGACCTTGGCTACAGCGTTGGATAGGCCTGCACCAATGTTGTCTACTTCTAGCTCGAGGCGGCGTTGCTGTGCCCCTTGCTTGTCCTCAAACTCATGTTGGCGTAGAACACCAGTGGCAATGACTTGCATGCCCTTTTGTAGGCTCTCTGTGGCGTTCTCAGCCATTTTGCCCCATACGGTGGCAGTGATGAACACTGTGTTGCCGTCACTCCATGTGTTGGTTTCTTTGTCGAACTTTCGTTCACTGCAGGCTATGACTAGGTTGGCTACTGCTTTGCCTGATGCTGTGAAGCGTAGTTCTGGGTCTTTGGTGAGGTTGCCTACGGCTGTCATGTTAATTCTCATGTGTTTGTTCTCCTACTAGGGCTGTAATCATTTCGAGTATTCGTTTGGTTTGTGCTGTGGGCCGTTCGTTGTCTCGTATCCACGAGGCGAGCATCATGAGTCCGTTGCAGAAGCCTGCATCGAAGTGTGCAGCTGGTGTGTCGAGGAGTACGACCTTAGCCATTTTCTCTTTCCTCTTTTACATCTCTAATGGCACTATTCATTACCTGAATGGTGTCACAAGGATAAGGAACTGGGTTTTGAGCAATCCGAGAACAATAAAGGCACATTTCCTGTACTTCACCATCTTTTAATACTTCCATGTGCAGTAGTCTCACATTTTGAACTTGTCTAAGCCACATTGCAGCAAACTTGTCACCCATCTTTGTTTTGTGCTTTCAGGTTGATTAGGTCAGCAATCAAATCTGATGCTTCGGCTTTGTCGATTTTGCCTGTGATGTTTCTTTCGGCTTTCCAGTCTGAAACGTACTGGGCTGATGGCATCAACTTAGTGATCGTCTCAAGTTGCTTCTCGCTGGCAAGAGCCGATGTGACACTTCCCTTGTAGACCGGGTTAGGTCGTTGGCGTTCCTGTGCTGCTTCAATCTCGTCCGAGGTTGCCAGTGACTTATCGATGCCAATGTTAAGCATGCCGATGCACCTGCCGATTGCTGACGTTTCCAAGTTTTGCAATTCGGATCCACGTGTAAAATTGGTCTTGCCCTTGGCTAGTTCCTGAGCATGTCCAATGGCTGGAAGTATGTCATCTGGTGAGCGGTAGGCGTAGGCAATGCCCCAAATCATCTCTGGGTCATGCTCGAGGGTCCCCTTGAAATGGAACTGGAGTGAACCCTCTGGATACTTTGCATAAAACAATGCAATACGGGTCTTAACGTCAATGTAGTCGTTCATGTTAAAGCTCATGGATAAGCCTTTCTGATTTCGTTAGGAACATCATTAAAGTGGCCGAGTCTGACAGGAACCACAATAAACGGTTCCAGTGTGCTGTACTTGGTGTCTTTCATGATGATGTTTTGGTCTTTCAGTGCACTTGAGTGGGTGATGAAGTACCTTGTGGCATCGGAGTTGAATGTCACAAAGAACGATCGTGGTGTGATGAACTTTCGTTTACGTGCTGCATAGTGCATGGTGTCATAAATGAACTCCCTACCTACCCAGTTGTGTTTGATTTCAATTTCGAAGTCGTATTCATCGGTTACGACATCGATGCCATAGATGTTGTCGTTTACCTTGGCGTTACGTTCAGTTTTGTAGTTCAGGATGTCTACAAAGAGGTCCTGTGCCCAAATACTTTCATCGTGGCGCTGTTGGCTCCAGACGGTCATAGTGTTTGGCGTGGACCTAGAATCTTGAGGGCACGTAGTAGTTCTGTTGGGTTGCTGGCCAGTACGTCACACATTGCTGGCAGTAGTCCCATGTTTGGGATGTTGTCGTGGTTGAAGTATCGCCAGAGGTTGCCCCGGTGGGTTCCAATCTCTGCAGCAACGGTGTCTAGGTTCTTGTAGCCCAGTTCGTCCATACGGTTCTTTAGCCATACTAGGCCTGTCTGCTGTGCCATGTTTAGACCTCAATCCTTAGATCACGTGAGAGTTGTGAAGCGATAGGTGCATCTTGCACCGAGTAACGGTGGTGCAACACCTCTTTGTAGAGGGCGTGGGATAGCCAGAAGCAGAAGCCTGCTGCAGCTGCTAGGGCTACGAGTAGTGCTGGGTGGATGGTTTCGCCTACCAATATGCCGACTAGGGCGATGGCCCAGCCTGTGGCGTTAATTGCTTTAATCATTCTCGGTCCTTTCATAATGCCCGGGGTTGGGCACATCACTAACGATACGCCTATTTAGCAACCTGTCAAGTTAATCTAGGTCAGGTGTGTCGTCGGCCATCTCAGCATCCAATTCTTGAGCAGACTTAGCGAGTAGGCCTACATGGTGCCAGACAGGAGCAGAATCATCAGTAATCGTAAACGTGTACCACTCGCCATCGGCAGACATCCACTCGGTTGACAGCACCCAAGCTGTGCACAAAGCACCCTCGGGAAAGATTTGTTCCCGTACATGGTGCAGCATGGTGGCTACTGGGGTTGGTTCTGGGGCTACGTCCATAAGCCCATTGTAAGGCTCTAGACCGTTATCTAAAGATTGATGAGGCTCCAACTACCAGACCGATAACTAAAGCCCCTACAGTCCTAACAATCCACTCAGAACGTGACTCAAGACGGCTGACACGATCGTCAAGATGCCTACGCTCAGCAACATAAGTCTCACGGCGTACAAACTCCTCCTGGACCCGTAGCGGTAGGTCTTTGACGTCTTGGGCTAGTTCATCGAGCCGTCTCAGGATTTCGCCTAGTGTGGGTTCACCTTGGGACATAACCGATACCGTATCGGGTGTCCGATTTGTTCAGATAGTTGTAGGTCACCATGAGCACAGACCCTGCTCCGGCATACAAAGCCGCTTTCAATGATGTCTCTGAGTAGTTCCCTGCTGTCAGGATGGCTGCAATAAAGGTGGTCACAAAGACCCGAGCGACAGTTCCAGCAGCTGCAGTGAGTTGGGTCAAGGTGTCGTGGCTCATCGTTTGACTGACCCTACTTTCTTAACTGGTGGCTTCTTAACTGGCACAGTGGACAGTTTGATAACCGATTCAGGATTGAGTGTCTTGTTGTCGTACAAGAATGGGGCAACCCTCATCTCTAGATGTAGGTGTGGGCCTGATGATCGTGTGCCCGTTGAGCCTACATAGCCAATGATGTCGCCTGCTTTGACTTTGCCCTTACCGATTACCTCAAGGTTGACGTAAGCAAGGTGGGCATACATGGTTTGTAGTTTTCCCTCAACTACGCCCTCAGATTCGATGATGACATGGATGCCGTAGGCGAGTCCCCAGCCCCCCATTCGGTTGGCGTGGATTACTGTGCCACCAGCCACTGCATACACTGGGTCGCCATAGTCACCTGCATAGTCGGTGCCTGTGTGGTAACCGGCTTGCCATACACTCCCACGAGTGTGATAGGCACAAGTCACCTTGTTGCTACGGGTTGGTTTATGAAAAGCCATAAAACTATCCTATCTGTTATGTCTGTTATGGATGTAGGTCTGTGAACGGACACAAACCTAAAGTTAGGGTTGACATGCCGGGTGAGAATGACCAAGACCAGTTGTCGGTCAAGCATTGGGTGGCTCCACCTAACTGTGTCGGGAACGTTGGTAAGTAGGCCGTGTTGGTTCGTGTGCTGAACAGTTGGCTACGGTCTGCATCCTCAAGATACTGATTAGCCAAGTCGATGGTTACAGTTCCAAATCGCCACTTAGGGCTTCGGCGTATGAGGTTAAAGTCATCAGCTTGATTATCAAGTTCTGTTTGCAGTTGAGCCTCAGTTGACCGATTTCCCTCACGGTAACCGTAAGCCAACTGGGAAGTGCTAAACGTACTGGTGGCTGTGGTGAGTGATTGATTCGTGCTACTCACTGATGTTTTGTTGTAGATGTCAGTGATGCTCTTACGTGCTGATAGCCCAGTTGCTGTTAATACATCCCCAGTTAATGCATAGAACGATGGTGATGTCGATGATGCAAACGAGCTGTAATACACCTTGCCATTGGGACGATCATGTAGGTTACCTCGAGCAGTTGTGGCTGCAGTTGAGGCAATGTCCCAATCTGTGTAGTAACCGTTAGAACGTTTGTGCATAACGGTTGAGTCAGTACCAACAGTTCCAGCAAAATAGAAGTCGATATCGTCTGCCTGTGCATTGATCACCAAGTCAACCCAATCGCCAGCAGTATGACCAGCAGTGGTCACAATGCTTGACCCCGTGTAATAGCCGTAGTGGTAAAACATTTTGGCCATCATTGATGCAGCTTGAATACGGTATCTGAATGTTCCATACGTATTAGATGCCCAAGTGCTGACACTTACATCGATGTCGGTCACTGTGCCTGTAAACAATGGAATCCATGCACCCAGGTGGTAATGCTCAACTAAATACAACTGGTTTAGGTTGAACGGTTGAGCACCTGCACTTCTATCAATAATTACATCGACACTCGAAGTCATTGGTGAAACTTCACTTGTAATGTCTGGCCGTCCACCATTAATGATTAGGCTGTCGATTGTGGTCAGGTCGTAGTAGGTCGGAATGTATGCCAAGCCATACGGTGGAACGGTTGTTCCGCCTGTTGTGGCGTTACTGACCCGAAATGTGGTGCTCGTTACGAGATCGATGGTGAATGTGCCGTTGTACCCTGATGTGTTCAAACCCTGCACAGTGACTGTTTGACCTACTGTAAAGCTGTGTGCCTTACGTGTCGTGTAAGTAACCTTGGCTACACCTGACACAACACTGGTAGCGATGGCAGTAATTTCTGCCCATACTCCGACACTTAAACGTAACTGCTGGGTGTAGGTGCTCATAGTGCTGATCCTGTCAGGTTGATGGCACCGAGTCGCTTGCCACTGTTTTGTAGTACGTACTCGATGCTACGGCGAGCCGAATCTGCATCAAGAACACCATTAATGTTGATCACTGTGCTCCCAAGCATGCCACGGGTTTGGGATGCTGTACGAATACCACCAGCACCTGA